TTGGGACTGTTTTACCTTTCCGCTATTCGAAGATGAGATACCAAACTCGGATTATTTCTACCAGCTACAAGTCTATATGCACTTAACCGGTAAGAGAAAAGCGACTCTTTGCTACGTACTTATGAACACTCCCGAGCATTTAAGCTACGAAGAGCCGCAAGACTACTCAGAAGTAGAGAGTAAATATCGTATAAAGACTTTTAACATAGAATACGATATAGAAGTGATAGACAAATTAATAGAGAGAGTAAAAATTTCAAGAGAATACATAAAGACGTTAATATGAGTGAGAGAATAATGAAGCGAGAGCTTGGCGAAGCCAAGCAGACTATAATCGCTATGGGAATGCTAATTGCAGACTACGAGAAAGCCTTAAAAAAGTGCGGGTATATGGCTGAAAGGATAGAAATAATGAGAAATAAGCATAGCTTAGGTACTACGATGCAAATGAGCAACGGAGAGCCGCTATACTTTGAGAGGATAATGGAGATAGTATCAATGTACTACAACGAAACTAAAGAGGATATAAGAGGCACTAAACGCCCTCGTAACCTTGTAGACGCTCGACATATGTTCTGTTACCTCTCTAAGCAAAACACCTCATCAACTTTAAAAGAAATAGGAGCTTATATCGGAGGCAAAGACCACTCTACGGTTTTACACGCCATAGATAAAATAACAGACCTTTTACAAAGCAATAAATTAATGCAAAGAGATTACAATAAAATAATTCAATTAATAAAATGAAAAACGCAACTAAACAAGTAGAGCAGCTCTTAAGGGATTACCCTGAGACTCGAGACAATTTTAAAAAGTTAATACGTAAAGCATTACAAGAGGTGTACGGAATTAACGTACTATCCGCCCTAATAATTGCAGAGCATTACAAAGCAGTAGAAACTATCTTACGAGCTAACCGTAAAGCCCAGTTAAATAACGAGGAGCTAAGAGGTGTTAAACGCAAGCACCGCAAAGAGGTTATAAGCGAGAATATTAAAAAAGAGTTAGGGTATTAATGAAGCCAGCAATAGAACTATATTTACTAAGCGTTAGAATGCTCACCGCTGCTGATGCGGTGGGCTTGCCTGAGAATGGCTTTAGAAAGTCTATACGCTCCTTCGAGCTTTGGGCAAAGGAGCAGAGCGAAGTCGTAGAAGGCTTAGACTCAGAGGTACACGCCCGAGCAGTCCATAATTTTAACGTAATAATAGATAGCATAGACCACGACACATTATCTTTACCAATAGGAGAATTAACCATAGAAAAATGAGACTAAATATAAAATTAACACTAATAGTAGTTATATCCGCTACCTTATTTATTATGACTTTGGTAAATATAAAGCAAAAGAAAGCTTTGCCAGCTCCAAGAGTTATAACTCTGAGTAACACCGATACCATTTACCAAAAAATAGAAAAAATTAAACTTAAATCCGATACAATTAAAATAAAATATGAAACCAAAATCAATACTTATCGTAACGCTTCTACTACTAACAAAATTAGCTTATTCGCAGACCGTATTAATCGATGAGGCTGGAGATACGACTATCTGCATAACTATACCTCAGATGGATAGAGTCTATATTGAGCTACTGCAAAAGGATAGTTTATTAGAACAAGCTAAAATAAGCCTTTCTAAGGAAGTTTTATTGTATCAGGTAATAGATAGTGCCAAAAAAGATATAGAGTCGCTGCAATCGCTTGTATATGCTATTGACGCTGAAAATATGGGTCTACATTTAGAGAACGAAGAGCAAAAGACTCAAATTAGAACAAATCGAACTATCTCTTTTATTGCTATTGTAACCCTCTTTTTATTTATAGCTTTATAGGTGCAGTAAAATGCTTTATTGATACGCTTTGATACGGTATTATACGTAATTGCACTACTAAAGTGCAATATAAGGTACTTTTATATGCTTTTATGTAGCATTTATGACTCATTAAGGCTTTTTATTCGGATAATGTCGGAGTTATGCTACTTAATTTTGCACAATAAACCTTGCCGATATATTATGCGTTTCGTAACAAATAATAGTATGTATTTGTTACGAGATTGGTTTTTTATCATTTATAGGCGCAATGCTTAAAATATAGGCGCACCGCTTTGATTTTTTATAAAAATAGTTTACTTATTGGTTTGGATTTATACTTAGGGTATAAAAAATGTCCAGTTTTTAAACAAATAAACTTGACAAACTTCCTGAATTTTTCCGAAAAACTAATGCAAATTAAAAGGTAGTAAGCACCCGAGAGTCAAAGATATTTAAGTACATAACCTCTTTAGCTATTCGGTTGCTATTACCAAACTCAGTCGTAGCCCTGATGTACTGAGTTGTCCAATAAGGAGTAATATTGTGAAGGTTAAATAAGTAGATACCTTTAGGAGTTGAGTTTATATAGATAGCAGCGTCTGAGTGTTTAGCCGTCTCCTCTATCATAGCGTCATACTTCTTTTTTTCGAGCAATAGAGTATCGTAGTGAGTCTTTCTACACTTTAGCTCTATTCGATGCTTTGCAGCTGGAGAGTAACAATCCCAGCGGCTCATTTGATTTTTAGACTTTAATAAGTCAAAGTAGATATTTGCTTCTAACCACTTGAAGAGGTCGCTTTCTTGCATTAATAACCCTCTTTAGATACGTCAAAACTTGGACAATCTTTTGCAGCATATTCGTTATGACCGTTAACGCTTAATATAGGGTACTTTTTGCGAAGCTCTGCTATTAGGCTTATCAAAGATTCCTTTTGCTCCTTAGTTCGAGTATCTTTAGCCTTAGTCATTTTCTTGTCCATACCGCCAACGTAACATATACCGATACTAAACTTATTTTGACCGATGCAATGCGCTCCTAAAAGCTCTACGGGTCTGCCAGCTTGTATCTGTCCGTCTAACTCGATAACATAGTGGTAGCCTATATCGTTCCAGCCTTTATCTTTATGCCATTTGCGGATAGTATCTACCTTAACGTCTCTGCCTTCAGGAGTAGCTGAGCAATGGATAATAACTTTATTAATGGGGCGCATAATCAATATTTATAGTTACAATAAAAAGGTAAATAGTTAAAGTATGGTATTTGTATTCTTTTTGAGGAGCGATATACTCCCAGCCTAAAGCAAATCTATCGTGAGGATAGTGAGCGGAGAAAGTTACTGAGTAATCCATTATAATTCCTTTTTAACGTCTTTTAGTTTTACAATGATAGCTTTAATTTTATCAATAAACGAATAACCCTTAACTTTTACCCAAGACTCGTCCATAGACTTAACCTCGATAGAGAGTAATACTAAGGCGATTACCTTTGTCGCTATAAACTCTACGCTTACTACGCTATTGGTTAAAGCGTTTATAATAAAGACGTCAGAGGCGTATACAAGCATCACTACTGCTATATAACTAACGAGCTTAGGCACAAGCCCATTACGAAACAATTTGCTCGTAATAGGCTCTTTTAATTTCTTTGCTTTCCACACCCCAAAGCAAGTGTCTATAATAGTAGATAAAGCCACCATTAAAATTATGCCCTTAATAGGGGCAAAAAATAAAATCAACGCCGTTGCTACGCTACTCAGGTAAAGCTTCATTTACTTCAGGAATAACGCAAAGTTCACTATCTGGATAAGCCTCGCAATAAGACTTGAAATAAGCCGCCTCATAGCCTCCAATTATGTGAAGTTGTGTGGTAGGCTTCGGGAACACTTCAAAGGGCTTAAACGACGCTAAAGGTGTTCTAAGCCAAAGGATATCCACCGCCCATTTGTCGGATTGCTTAGTGCAAACGGGTTTGTCATCCACTTGCCCCCACTCTAAACAAATAAATCCTATTTCAACAACTGCACAATCTTTCCAACTGGTTTGCTCGCCGTCGGGTGTGGTTGTGGTTTGCTCTATTAACTTGCGAAGGGTTGCCCATTCGGTAGGGGTGAACTCGTATTTTCTAAAACTTTTCATTGTGTTAAATTGTGGTTAAGGATGCAAGTTCCGCGTTGGTTAGGCGGGTTTTAAATAGTGCCGCTTGGTTAATTCCACTATTTAATACATATCCTGGCGAGTCATAAGAACCAATGGTTAACGCAGTTAATGAACCAACTGTTCCGCTGGAATCTGTGCCAATTTGTACACCATTCATATACAATGCAAAATCATTTTGTTTGTAAGCAAATGCTATTTTTTTGCGACCTACTGCGCCTATTGAGCCAAGTATACTGCATTGAATACCCCCACTAATAAAATCTGCTTGAACATTTGAACTTGTTAAATAAATATATGCTTCGCTTGAACTTCCCCTTAATAAAATTACAACATTCCCACTTGTGTCTCCCTTTTGTTCAAAGTTAAAATCCGCAAATAATACCCCCTCTGTCTGCCCAATCAAACTACTTATGCCCGTCTTGCTCGCAACATCCGCCAATCTTGTTACGCTACTTGCAACGGTAGGGATGTA